GGGAAGGGATCTGGCACTACGGAATTACTCTGGTGGTTTAAAGCTAATTAACTACAACGGTAGTGGCGCTATCACGTTAGACTTCGCCTCTGGTCGTGTTATAATAGATTCGACATGCACCGGTGGTGAGATAGGTATTCGTGGTGTATGTGACGTTACGGATAACAGCTCAGCTGGTTGTACTGTATTAGACCAAACAACTAACTCAGGCCTAGACACTATTAACAATGGTGTTAAAAATGCATCACTCTTAATCCCACACACTGGAAACATAGCCTAATGCATCTTAAAATGTTAGTGAACTCGATCACCCTTTACGCGGCCTTCTGTGAGGAGCTAGATACTCGTATCACCTTCTGCCAAAAACAACTAGAACAAAGGGATGAACCCTTGGAGTTACACCGAATACAAGGTGAAATCAAAGCATTACGTAGCCTCAAGTTGCTTCGTGATAAAGTTAACAACTCTACAACGGAGACATTCTAAATGAATAAGATGTATGAAGAAGGTGGCCTAGCCACTGACGGTATGGGCGTAGACCCTGTATCAGGTAATGATATCCCTAATGGTTCTAACGCTGAAGATGTACGAGACGACATAGACGCTCAACTGTCGCCCGGTGAGTACGTAGTGCCTGCTGATGTAGTGAAGTACTTTGGTGTAGCTCACTTTGAAAAGCTTCGTGATAAAGCTAAGTCTGGTCTAGAAGGTATGGACGACGACGGACGTATTGGTGGTGACCCTGTAGAGATGAATGAAGGTGGTTATAGTTTAAATAACGACATGGGTGTTCTAGACGGTTACGCTGCAGGTGGTCTTGCAGAAGGCACCGACATCGACGGTATCATTAACCGAGTCAAAGCTGCTGCTGAAGCAGACCCTTCTATCATCAACATGCTTAAGTCTAAAGGTATCTTCATGGAAGCACCTAAAGTAGGTAAAGCTGAAGCTCCTTCTATTGCCACACAACCTAAACCACAGTCCTTTGCTGAAGGTGGCTTTGCTGCAGGTTCTCAACCTCGTAGCAACTTTAACCCAGCTGACTACCCAATGGGCTTCTCTATTGCTGCCCCTTCTGGTGCTACCCCAAGTGCTCCTGTAGCTCCAGTATGTCCTGAGGGTTACACTATGGATCCAACGACTAAGGTGTGTATGCCTACGGCAACAACAACACCGGGCTTTGGTGATGGTACTGGTTCAACTACAAGCTCTCGTCGTGGTAATAGTGGTAGTTCAACGTCTAACCGTCCAACTGGCAACTCTAACGCTTGGATGGAGAAGTATAACTATCAAGACCCAGAAGATCTGTTTAAAGCATCTATGGAGTCTGTAGCAACTTCAGCAGTTGAAGAAGGTCAAGAGTCTCAGGGAATAATGGGACGCATGGGCCAAAGCTTTTTATCAGGTAACGGTCTTCTTGGTGGTCTTGCTACTGGTTTAGCTGGTGGTGTTCTTGGTAAGTTTATGTCAGCTACCAACTCAGCTCAGGTCTCTGCTAACGTAATGGCTCTGGAAGCTATGGGTCGACAAGACCTTGCTGATCAACTTAAAACACAGGTCGGTCTCTACGACAAGGAGTCTGGTCTTCCTGAGATGCTAGGCGGTATGTATGATGGTGATCAACTGTTTAATAGCCTAAAGTTAGAAAAGGGTGACCTACTAGCTCAACGTGCGCCACAAGCAACACCAGGTCTAGGTTCTCCTTCTAAATCCCGAGCAGCCCCAGTGTCTGCCGAAGTTAATGCTCAAGTAGCTGCAGTATCTGCTCCATCTACTCGCCGTAATAACGATAACGATACCAGTGCTGCAAGAGAAAATCAAAGAGAAAGGGACCAAAAGCGAACTACCCAAGCTAAGTCTGTTGCTCAAAGCGAGAAAACTCAAAGTTCTGGAACAACGTCTCCGAGTAGTCGCTCCACAAGTAACCCTTCAACTGGTCAGAAAACAGAAACATACGCTTCTAAAGTACAACGTGGTGGTGGTTTTGCTAAAGGTGGATTAGTTAAACGTCGTAATAAGAAGTAATACAACTACCTACAATAATAATAATAGGCTACTCAGCATAATGCTGGCCCCAACGCTAGTAAATCTAGCACATAAAGGACTACCTAAATGGCTACTCAAGAAATCGTTAAAGACGCTACTCCAGTAACTGCAGGCTTCGTTAGCCGTGGTTCAAACTACGAAGCTAAACAAGCTAGGCTAGCTAAAGAAGAAGCAGAGATCGAAGAGCTTATGAAGGCTCAAGCTGGTGTTGAAGACGAAGAAGACGAAGAAGGTGAAGAACCAGAGGTAGAACCTGTAGTTGAAGAAGAAGAAGAAGACAAAGACCTAAGTCGTGAGGAGAAGTCTTTCAAGAAGCGGTATGGTGATCTCCGTCGTCATATGGCTGACAAAGAGAAGGAGTGGAAGGCTAAACTTGAAGATTCCACTTCTTCACCTTCAGCTATACGAGCTCCTAAGTCTGATGAAGACATTGAGGCTTGGGCGGCTAAGTACCCTGACGTAGCAGCTATCGTAGAGACCATTGCGTCTAAGAAGGCTAACGAGAAGTTTGCTACAGCTGAGAGTCGTCTTAAAGAGTTTGATGATGCTAAGTATGAGGCTTCTCGTACTAAAGCTGAGACAACTATCACTAAAGCACACTCTGACTTTCTTGAGCTACGTGACTCTGATGCGTTTCACGACTGGGTTGACACACAGCCTAAGGTAGTACAGGACGCTCTGTACGAGAACTCTGATGACCCAGCCAGTGTTATCCGTGTCATTGACTTATATAAAGTTGATAATGACCTAACACCTGCTGCTAAGAAGACTAAAGCTAAAGATGCAGCTAAAACCGTATCTAGTCGTACCCGTGCATCTATTGATGAATTGAATAGTAACACAACAATTAAAGAATCTGATGTAGCCAAGATGACTGACAAGCAGTTTGAAGACCGCTACGATTCGATTCAAGAAGCTATGCAATCTGGGAAGTTTGTTTACGACGTCTCAGGTCGAGCTCGTTAATACTTATACTTAAAATAGACCTTGACACACAGGTTTAAGTATGTTATAACTGTAGGAGTTTGTTAGGCCCCTCTTAGAGGATACCCTATAAACACCTACAGTAGCCCTTTTAGGGTCACTACTGAACACTCATAATCTTTAAGACTTACCTGATCGAGTATAGGCCCTACTCTGTAGCACCCTAGAATAGTATCAGCCTCTTAGACGGATTGTAAAGGTTCTCTTAACTGAGACACACCTCCCAACTACTACATAACCGAGAGACTTGTGTCTTTATTTATCAAGCCCAACATCCTTGGAGGATATTCTAATGGCTTTTACTGCAGCAGCTGGTCACAGCAACCTACCTAACGGTAACTTCTCTAGCGTAATCTACTCAAAGAAAGTACAACTTGCTTTCCGTAAGAAGTCGCTTACAAACGACATTACTAACTCCGACTACTTTGGTGAGATTAGCTCCCAAGGTGATACTGTTAAGATCATCAAAGAGCCTGAAATCTTTGTATCCAGCTACGCTCGTGGTACACAGGTCACTGCTCAAGACCTTGACGACGAAGACTTTTCTTTGGTCATCGACAAAGCTAACTACTTTGCTTTCAAGATTGACGACATCGAAGAAGCACACAGCCACGTCAACTTTATGGATCTTGCTACCAACCGTGCGGCTTACCGCTTGGCTGACCAGCTGGACGAAGAAGTTCTTGGTTACCTCTCCGGTTATAAGCAGTCTGCTTTGCATGCTAATGCTGACACGGTAAACGACGTAGTAAACGGCTCCAAAGCTGTTACGTCTGCTGGTAACGATGAGTTGTTGACTTCAATGAAGTTGATCAAAGGCTCATTTGGTAACATCACAACTGCTGGTAAAGGTGATCACTCGATCCCTGTTGCTGCGCGCTTGCCGGGTGCTACTGCATTGCCAACAGCAACTGTGTCGCCTGTCATGTTGATCAACCGTATGGGTCGTTTACTTGACGTCCAGAACGTTGACAAGGATGGTCGTTGGCTCGTCATTGATCCAATCATGATGGAAGTCTTGATGGACGAAGACTCACGCTTCTTGAGCGCAGACTATGGTGACTCAGGTGGTCTCCGTAATGGTCTTGTAATCAGCAAGTGGAATGGTTTCCGCGTATACGTCTCCAACAACCTTCCTACTGTTGGTGGTGGTGCTGGTACAAATGGTACAGGTAACTCAAACACTGACTTTGGTGTTATTGTTGCTGGTCATGATTCTGCTGTAGCAACTGCTGAGCAAATCAACAAGACTGAAACTTACCGTGACACAGACAGCTTTGCTGACATCGTTCGTGGTATGCATCTGTACGGTCGTAAGATCCTGCGTCCAGAAGCTCTGGTAACTGCTAAGTATAACTTGGCTTAATAAGACTGGGCATCCTGTTGTGGGGTGCCTTATCCTCTATAGTCATATCTTTGAAAGGATTATACAATGGCTCTATCTTCTTCCCTCAAGTCTAAGGCCTTTATGGTCGAAAAGACAGTAACTCTTGGAGTTGCATCTGGTACTACTGTTGGCCCACTCGTTGGTGCTAACACTATGATTATCTCAGCTGGTATTGAGTTTGTAACTGCACCCGGTGAAGCTGCTACTTCAGCTACTGTCGCTGTCGGTGACGGTGTAACTGCTAACTTGGCAGCTGTTGACATGCAAGCATCTGCTGCTGGTAAAATCCTCGGTGGTGTTGTTCCTAGTTTCGTTTCCACAAACGACACTGTTGACGCTGTCTTGGACGTTACTGGTGCTGGTCTTGTTGCTGCTACTGTTCGCATCTGGTACGTAGGTGTTGACTGTAATCAGAATACAACTCCTGCTGCTGAAGTTGCTCGTGACTTAGCTTAATAACTAACTAGGGGTCCCTTCGGGGGCCTCTTTCCTGTTTAACTTTAAGGAATCTATCATGGCTTTTATTGCTGATGTTGTCTTTGACAGCGGTCTATCAGAACTTGATACAGGTGGTATACGCTTAGACATTACGTCTCAAGAAGCCACTACGTATACTTCTGCAACTAACACACATACGCTTGGTAACGCTACCGTAAACACTGGAGCTCCTGAAGCCGGTGCTGTTGATGGTCGTCGTGCTATCGTACCTGCAATCACATCTGGTACCGTAACAGGTACTGGTACTGCCTCACACTGGGCCTTGTCTAACAACGTCGACACTTTGTTAGCTACAGGTGCTCTGTCAGCTACTCAAGCTGTTACTAACGGTAACACCTTCTCACTGGACGCTATTTCTATCACCATCCGTGACGCTTAATAGAGCCGCGGGGGATGGCCGACCATAACTTAAGAGTAAGCGGCCATGCCACCTACGGTTCATCTTCTTATGGAGGTGAGCAGTATGGTGGTAATGTACGTTCTAACGTTGAGGTTAGCTCCCCCGCTCTTTCAATTGTAGCCCTTCCCCTAAGAGCAAGCGGATATGCTACCTACGGTTCAGCTTCTTACGGAGTTGAGCAATATGGTGGTAATGTACGTTCTAACTCTGAGGTTAGCAACCCTACCCTTCAAGCATCATTTGAAGTAGTATCACTTGTAGCTCTGTCTGAAGTAAGTGAACCTGCAGTAGTTGTACGTAGTGTGCTTACAGCAACTAGTGTTGAGACTTCTACTGAGGTAAGTGGTCCTACAGTAGATCAAGTACAAGTACTCAACGCTACAAGCACTGAGTCTGATACACTAGTATCTAACCCTAACACAACCCAATTACAAACACTAGACGCTACAGACATTGAGTCTGATACACTAATACTTAACCCTGACATAGCTCAAGTCCAATTACTAGAAGCTACTAAGACTGAGACTTCTACTGAGGTAGTAGCACCAGCCATAGCTCAAGTACAGGCACTAGATGCTACAGACATTGAGTCTTCCACACTATTATCGAACCCTACTACATTCGAGTCACAAGAACTTACTGCTGTTAGCCTTGAGTCTAATACACTCGTATCTAACCCAGATGTAGATGAAGCTAATACATTCGATGCTACTGACGTAAGCTCAGCTACTACTCTAACACTGGCAGCAATATCTCAAGTACAGGTTATCAGTGCAAATAGCATTGAGTCTTCTGTTGAAGTATCTAACCCAGATGTAGATGAACTACAAGTCCTAGGCATTGTTAAGCTTGACACTGAGACTGAAGTAACTAACCCTGTTATTACTCAGGTCGAAGTCCTAGCTGCTATTGAAACTAAGGCTGAAGGTGAGGTATCTAACCCCAAGGTCTTTGAAGCACAAGAACTAACTGCTACTAACTCTGAGTCTGCTACTGAGGTAACTGACCCTAGTGTAGATCAAGTACAAGTTCTAGGTATTGATAAGCTTGAGTCTGAAACTGAAGTAGTAACACCAGCAATAACTCAGGTACAAGCCTTTAGTGCTTTTGTTGACCTAGAGTCTTCTACTCAAGTGTTTATCCCTGCTATCGCTCAGGCACAGGTACTAAACGCTACAGACACTGAGACTGCTACTGAGGTCGAAGGACCAAAGGTATCTCAAGGACATTTACTTGATGCCACTAACATCGAGACTAGTACTGAGGTAGTAGCACCTGCTATATCTCAAGTAGGCACCTTAGGGGCTGTTAAGCTTGAGTCTGACACTGATGTAACAACACCAGCAATAGATCAAGTACAAGTCCTAGCTGCTATTGAAACTAAAGCTGAAGGTCAAGTATCGAATCCAAAGGTATTTGAAGCACAAGCACTTACTGCTGTTAGCTTGGAGTCTGAGCCTGAAGTAACTAACCCTAGCGTAGACCAAGTACAAGTTCTAGGTATTGATAAGCTTGAGTCTGAAACTGAAGTAGTAACACCTAGTGTTGCTCAAGTACAAGTCCTTAGTCCTTTTGTTGATATAGAAGTTACTACTGAAGTAACTGGCCCATCCGTAGTTGAATCCTACGTACTAGGTGCTAATGACACTGAGTCTGCTACTGAGGTTGTAGCACCTGCTATAGCTCAAGCACAAGCACTAGCTGCGACTGACGTTGAGTCTTCTACTGAAGTATCTGTCCCTGTCTCGAACGGAGCTCAAGGACTAAGTGCTACTGACATTGAGTCTTCTACTGATGTAACAACACCAGCAATAGATCAAGTACAAGTCCTAGCTGCTAATGACACTGAGTCCTCGACTGAGGTTGTAGCACCTGCTATAGCTCAAGTAGACGCCCTAGCCGCTACTAACACTGAAGCTTCCACTGAGGTAGTAGCACCTGCTATATCTCAAGCACAAACCATTAATGCTGGTGGCATAGAGTCTGCTACTTCGGTATCTAACCCTGACGTAGACGAGCTCAACAACTTTGATGCTACTGACGTAAGTTCTGCTACCACCCTTACTCTAGTAGAGGTAAGTCAGACTCACACGCTAGCTAGTGTTAATCTAGAGTCAACCTCTGAGGTAACAGCACCTAGTTCTCGTATAACTAGTTCCCTTCTAGCTGTCTCTGTTGAGTCTGATACAGAAGTAACGACTAACAATGTAGTTGTCTTCTATAACTTCACCGCGGTACCTGCTGAGTCTACCTCAGAAGTAACGACTAACAACTTAAGTACCCGTCAGGACCTCACAGCAAACGATGTTGAGTCTTCATCTGAAGTAACTCAAAACACTGTCAGTGTTATCGGTGCTGACATAGGCCAGACAGTGTACGCCCCCACTGAAGATACTAGCCTCTACGTAGAAACTTACGATCTAAACCCACAGGTCTTTGTACCTGCCGAAGATAGAACAATTCTGGTACCTGCCTCTGACGTAGACTTCACTGTGCGAGTGCCTGATACTAACAACACTGTAACTGTTGGGACAGAGGACTACTCTAATCAAGTCTTAGTCTTGCACTCAAACCGAACAGTATTAATACCCGCGGGGAGGATAGCAGCGTAATGAAATGGCCTTTTAAAGACCCAGACGAGGTGCAGGATTACTCAGTAGACTGGTCCCGTTTCCTTGGTACAGACACAATAGACTCAGTAGCTTGGTTCGTTAAAGCTCCCGATGGAACTAAGACAGCTATAGCTAATAGTGGGACTGTTGATGGTCTTACTCTCTTCGGTAGCGGAAACACAAATACAGTAGCTGTAGCTCGTTGGTCAAACGGAACAGCTAACAAAACGTATAAAGTAACATGTGCTATTACCTACAATACAGTATTGGTAGCTGAGCGTGTTATACAATTACCAGTTAAGGAAAGATAAGAATGGCTTACAACTACTTAGAATTGGTAAATGATTTAAACAGACGTGTTAACGAAACTGAACTAGCTGCTAGTAACTTCCCATCAGCTACCGGTTTTTACAACACAGCTAAAGACGCTATCAACTCCTCTATTCGACTGTTGAACCAAGAAGCTTTCCAATGGCCTTTTAATTACGTAGAGCAGGAAGATACGTTGACAGCCGGCGACCTGCGTTATGATGTCCCAGCTAATGCTAAAACACTAGATCACAATACCTTCCGTATTAAACGAAATGCTACTTTTGGTAATGAGACTGTATTGCTTAAGTGTTTGGACTATGAAGAGTATCTTAGTAAGCACATTGATGACGAGTACAACAACACTGATGTAGGCATCCGTGCCTTACCTCGTTCTATTGTCCGTGCTCCTGGAAATCAATACGTTGTCTACCCGTCGCCTGACAAGGCCTATGAGCTCGTGTACGAGTACTACTCACTGCCAGTTGACCTTATCCTACACTCAGACGTACCTTCAGCCCCTGAGACGTACCGTCACATCCTTGTAGATGGAGCTATGTACTACGTACAGATCTTCCGTAATGACAACGAGTCAGCTAATATGTCCTTGGATAAGTTTAAGGAAGGTATTAAGAACATGAGAAGTATCTACATCAACCGTTATGATTACGTACGTGATACACGCGTAGCTCGTTCAGGCTTCTCTGCTTCACACGCACGGGTGTCCTAATGGCTACGGGTTGGGAAAGCTTTCCTATAGAGCTAAAAGGTGGGCTTGTAAGTAACCTGTCACGCCTGCAGCAAGGTATCAAAAGTCCGGGTTCTGCTCGTATCTTAACTAACTTCGAGCCTTCTATTAAAGGTGGCTACCGTCGTATTGATGGGTTTGCTAAGTACAGCCCTAATAGTATACCTGTTCATGGCTCCCCTGTCACACAGGGAAGTAGTCAGACTGGTACAACGTTAGTACTAGGTAACTTACATAAGACACCTGTAGTGGGTGACACATTTACTATTGCAGGGATTTCTGGCACGTATACAGTAGCTGCATCTGGTGTTTCGTATAGCTCTATTAACAAAGAAGCTACACTCACTCTTACAACATCTCTTGCTTCGTCTCCAGCTGATAAAGCTGCTGTTGTCTTTACCAACAAGACATCCCTAGTTACAGGTCTACACTACTACTTTAACTCTACCACCCTAACTCCAACAACACTAGTGATACGAGATAACGTACTGTTTACAGGTGCTGGTAATGGTTGGACAGATGCATCTGCTCCTAATTACGGTAGTGTTGTAGTAGATGGTGCTTCTCAAACAGGATCAGCCCTTGTTGTTTCTGCGATTGCTAGTGATACGTACGTACCTCACATCGGGTCTACTTTCTCAATAGCAGGTGTTGAAAAGGTCTACACAGTACTAGCTACACCCTCAGTAACTTCAGGTGGTGGTTCTCTAACTATTTACCCTGCCTTAGCCTCTAGCCCTGGCGATGATGCTGTTGTTACGTTTCTTGGTGTGTCTGGTGCTAACTCCACTAAACAACGATTCCATGACTTTAACTTCAGTAATCTGGAGCAAGTTGTTTCTGTAGACGGTGTTAACTTACCTACAGTGTGGGACGAGACTAATGGTTTATCTGTTGTTGATACTAACGCTGACCTTGTAGGTGCAAGCTCTGTAACAGTCTTTAAGAACCACATGCTCTTTGGTGTAGGTAACAAGTTAGTCTTCTCAGCTCCTTTCTCCCATACCGACTACACCCCTGCTAATGGTGCTGGTGTCTTTACATTCCTTTCTGACTTAACCGGTATTATCGTATTCCGTGAGAAGTTAATCATCTTTACAGGAACGTCTATTCACCAGTTGTCAGGTAACAGTGCTGCTGACTTTGCTATGTCTGACGTTTCAGACGACATCGGTTGTGTTGCCACAGATACTATAGCGGAAGTTGGTGGTGACATCCTCTTCTTAGGTCCTGATGGACTACGTTTCTTAGGTGCTACTGCTCGTATTGGTGACTTTAACTTGTCACTTGCTTCCCGTAGTATCCAAGACGATGTAACTTCATTAACTGATTCTGCTGACCACTTGACAGGAGCTGTTATTCGTGGTAAGTCTCAGTATCGTCTATTTGGATTTAAAACCAATCAGAGTAAAGCTGCAGCTATTGGTTTCATTGGTACTCAGTTTGCTGACCAAGAAGCTACAGGGTTTAACTGGAGTAAGACTCAAGGTATCAAGGCTTACCGTACTACATCTAAGTACGCAGCAGGTGCAGAAATAGTTCTCTTTGCAGGTGAAGACGGTTTTGTATACACGATGGAGTCAGGAAACTCCTTTGATGGTACTGCTATCAGAGCCTTCCTCTATACTCCTTTCATGGCTATCAACGACCCTCGCCTACGTAAGACACTCTATAAAGCTACAACATATTATGACCCAGAAGGTAACGTGACAGGTACTCTTACTTTTAAGTATGACTTCCAAAGACCTGACGTTATACAACCTCTAGTAGGGGGTGGTTCCTTTTCTGTACTAGGTTCAGCTATCTTTGGTGTATCTTCGTATGGGGGTGACCCTGAGACAGTCATTGAAACACAGACTACGGGATCCTTCTTTACGGTATCCCTTCAATACGAGTTCTTAACACTAAACGATCCTCCATTCGTAGTAGATACAGTACTGCTTGAATACGCAAACAACGATAGGAAATAAGATATGGGACAAGGTTACATCCGAAATGATGGCGCTAACAACATTGCAAACGGTAACGTAATTGATGCAGCCGACTTAGACGGTGAATTTGACGCTCTCGTAGATGCTTTTGCAGCTGCTACTGGTCACACTCACGATGGGACTGCTGCTGAAGGTGGTGCTGTTTTAGTCATTGGCCCATCACAGGAGTATGTAGGTGACGGTTTAGCTCTAGCCCCAAAGACCGATAATACTTACGATCTTGGTAAAGCAGACAAGTCATTTAAAAAGATTTACGTAGAGGCTATTGACTTAGGTGGTGTTAGTCTTACAGCCGTAGAACAGAACGCTGATGTAACAGATGAAACTAACGTACAGGCTGCTGGCGCACTGATGGACACTGAGGTCACAAACCTCGCTGCGGTCAAAGCCTTTGATACCACCGACTACGCTACAGCCACCCAAGGTTCAACGGCAGACGCAGCACTCCCTAAAGCTGGTGGTGCTCTGACAGGAGCTGTTACAACTAACTCTACCTTTGATACACGTAACGTTGGAACTGATGGTGATAAGCTCGACAACATAGAAAGTAACGCTGATGTAACAGATACACTTAATGTAACTGCTGCTGGTGCTCTTATGGACACTGAAGTAGACGCTGACATCAAGACACTTTCATTACCAGCCAATACAACTATCTCCGTCTATGGTGCTAGTCTTGTTGATGATGCTGATGCTGCTGCTTCACGTAGTACACTAGGTCTAGGTACAGTTGCCACCACAGCCGCTACAGCCTATGCCACAGCTACACAAGGTACCACAGCTGACAATGCCCTACCAAAAGCTGGTGGCACCATGACAGGTGACTTAGAGATTAGTAACGGTACTCCTGAGATTAAACTTACGGATACTGGAGGTACTGACGAGTTTACAACTATTGTTAACGATTCAGGTTCTACAGTATTTACAGGTCAGAACGTAACAGCTAACGGTCAATTTATCTTTAAACAGAATGACGGTACAACCTTAACCGAAGCTATGCGTATTTCTGCGAACGGTCGTCTAGGTATCGGAATAACCGCGCCAACAAAAACCCTTGATGTATCTGGTAATGGTGGTTTTAGTGGTGACTTACATGTCGGTGATGACATATTTATGGCTAGTTCTACCCCTAAAATCCAACTTGTAGATACTGACGTCACTTCGGGGTTTTCAGATATAGCTCACTCTGGTAGCAGTCTATTTGTAACTGCTCGTAATGGTGACGATAACGGACAAATTGTATTCCGTAGAAGAGCCGCAGATGTTACTACAGAGTCTGCTAGGTTCGATGAAAACGGTTATCTAGGTATCGGTCTTGCCAATCCAACATTAGCACTTGATGTCTTTGGTAATGCGCGAGTCAGTGGGACAACACCTGATATACGTCTCTTTGAAACCGATGCAAACTCTGGTGCAGGGGTCGGACACAGGCTAGTCGCCTCTGGTGGTCAGCTTTTCGTTCAAGCTAGAGCCCAAAACGGTAATAACGCTGGTGGTACTATAAACGTAACTGGTATGAACTCAACTGACTTGGGTTTATTTAGAGTTAATGCGACAGCCTCGGAGTTCAATGGTTCTGTAGACGCAGTTTCTTACACAGGCGACGGTTCTTCTTTAACTGGTATTGATGCAGGAGCAAAAGGTGGTGGCAACGATAAAATCTTCTATGAAAACGGACAAACGATAACTACAAACTATACGGTTCTAGCAGCCGTAAACGCAATGACTGCTGGCCCTGTTAGTGTTAACGCAGGTGTTACAGTGACAGTCGAAACAGGCTCAAGATGGGTGGTTGTATAAATGGCTATTACACTAGACGGATCAACAGGTATCGTTACACCTGACATTACAAGTACGGCTGCACCTGCATTAGTAGGTACTAACTTCACTAGTCTACCTGTACCTGCTGCTGGCGCTGTCGGTAGCTACCCCCTCCTCC